AGATGGCGACCTGCCGCCGCCACAGTTCGTCGCGATCATCCTCGCAGGCCCACATGAGGACGGTCTGCGGCTCGGCGATCGCGTCGATGTAGAACCGCCCGAGGGCAAGCGCCGTGCCGAGGGTTTGCGCGAGCAGCGACTTGCCCATGCCGCCGCCGCCCGAGAGCAGCATCGGCCCCGGTCCCATCCAGTGATCCACGCGCCACGAGCGTTCGGGCGGCTGCTGGCCTTCGAGCGCGGTCCAGTCGATCGCCTCCGACTTGAGCGGCGGCGCCTTGCGCCCCGGCAGTTCGATCACCGGTTCGAGGTTCGCGTCCGCCTCGTAGGCTTCGACGGGCGGGAGTTCGACGGCGGGAGGTTCGGGTGCCTGCCGCCAGTCAGGCAACGCGATGCCGTGACTGTCGTAAAGCCAACGCTCGACCTCCCGCAGTCCGCGGCTGTCCTTGCAGTGCCCATGGTGGCAAACAAATGCGCCCCGCCACGAGTTGTCCTCAGACGGCTCGCGAATGGCCGCGCCTGAATCTGCCGCTGCAGTATGTTCGTCCACCCACGGGCACGTAACCTCATGCCACCCGTCGTCAAGCTCACCCTTGTAATGACCGAGAACCGTGAGAGCGTTGCGCAGCACCAGGAACCGATGCGCCGCCGCTCCCTGCTCCACCGTGGTGGGAACCCGCACCTTGGCGTGCCTTTCAGGAACGAGCGATATTCCGTATGCCTTTGCCAGTTCGTCGATCGTGTAGCGCCGGTCGGGTTCCCACAGCACCAGGCGCGAATAAAACGGCTCACCGTACTTCGCTTTGTTGTTCCAGCCCACGGGTAGCCGACCGTAGCGCGTCACGCCTTTCATGCCGGGGTCTTTGGCGTCTGCGGTAAGTCCTGCAGAGATCATCCGGTCGATCAGGCGTTCGCACGTTTCCCGGTCCCGGCTTGCGGGGGAATCCTTGAGGAAATACCACCCCTGTGCGTTACCTGGGCTCGTGATGACCACGGCCGACAGTGGCAACCGCGCGGCCGATGGATTCACTTTCGGGCCGATGTCGTCAAGCATGACGGCACGCATCGCGACGAATTGGGACTTTCGTCGCCGCTCCTGCCCATCGGTCGGCGCGAATTCGGATACAGTCAGGTAGTTGTTGGCCTTTGCCTGCCACCGGGTCGAACTCTGGCTGGTGCGCCACGCCCGTCCTGCCCACACCTCGCGCGGCGCGGTGTACGGGTCATCGGTAAACGAGCACGTGATCGTGTAGTGGTCGTCCTCCATGCCGGCGAAAATCGCCGACAGAAACTCGTCGTTCGTCACCGCCAACGGTTCTGAATCAAGCAGCTCCCTCAGTTGCGACACGTCGAAACTCACAAGGTTCGTCATCACGCCCGCCCCCTTGCGCCCTTCCGACTGTTGCAGCTCCGACACAAGACTTCATACGTGGCGCGCGAAGCGTGAAACGCTATCCATGCAGCTTCGACGTCGAGGCTTGCGAGCGTCGCCCCCATGCCTGGTGTTTCCCGAAGTTCAAGCGGCCCGTGTTCGTCCATGAACGCGCGAGCAATCTTCACGAACGGCTCGCCAGCATGGTCTGCCGTCAAGTCATCTGCCGGGCCGCATGAAACGCACTCGGCCGGGTCTTGTGCATCGAGGAAGTCCCGCAGATCGCGCGCGATGGCGTATCGCAGCGCCTTCTGTTCGTGCTGATGGCGCCGCATCCGCGCGGCCTCTTCCGGGTCGCGGTCGCGACTGATGTTGATGGCCTTCACCCAACTCCACTCGCGCGGTTCGCTCCAGTCGTATGCGATGACGTGGACATGCCGAGGGTCTTTCGGGAAAGTCGGGTTAATTCGGCGCACGGCAAACGTGACGTTTGTACCCGTCACGTCTGCAAACTCGGCGACATCGCCGGGGGGGAAAGGAACGTCGATCTGGTTGCGGTCGATGATCGCCCTCGCTTGCTCTATGAGGGCTTTCTTCGTCGGGCGCCTCACCGCACGAGCCCCTGCTCGCGCTCCATCTGCTTCACGCGCTCGTCGCTGCGCCGCTCGTGGAGCTGACACAGCGCGTTCCACCACGCACGGCGCTCTTTCGGCGTCGCGGCGGTCTGCAACCGGAGCGCGGCGAGGTTGATCTCGGCCTCGAGGGCTGCGTCGGCGGGCGCGTTCACGCAGCCTCCGGCGGCGTCTCGTGCTTTTCGTACAGGGAAGGATCAACGCGCAGCAGTCCCGCGGTGATGACCTGGATCTTGTAGGCCGTTCCCTCGGGGATCACGTCGCCCCATTGGGAAACGGCGCTCTTGGTGATGCCGAGAGCGTGCGCGACTTCTACTTGCGTGCCGCCGAAGTGAGCGATGACGTCGGATTTCTTCATGCCGCCAAAGGTACAGCATGCTGTTCCTGCGGGTCAAGCATGCTTCTCCCGCCATGGGCGTACAATTCGCGCGTGGAAACGCTGGCAGATCGTATTAGGACGCTACGGCGGGCTCGTGGGATGAGCCAGGCCGAGCTGGCGGCCTACTGCGGCGTGACCAAATCCGCGGTGAGCCAGTGGGAGGTCGGCGCGACCAGCAACATCAGGCTGCAGCCGCTCATCCTGCTGGTCGAGGCGCTAAAGACGGATCTGCCGTATCTGATCTATGGCGAGCGCCGCCGTCCGGATGGCGAGCCGGCGCCAGCGCGCAAGAAGCACACGGCGACCTGATCCGGCCCGTTGGCGGGCTGAACCATACCCAGAGTACGTTGTCGCTGCGTAGCAGCACGCGGCGCTTCGTTGATTTTTCCTTTTCGGCCATGAGTCATCCCTGAACCCAGCCTGGGGTTTGGCGACATTCAATCATCTTTTTCGTACAGCATGCTTGACAGTTAATGCAGCTTGCTTTACTTTGACCCCATGCCGGATCCCCGGCGCGGGAGGCCAGATGACAACCAAGACCGCATTCGACCGCTACGTCACCGACGTCGGCTTTGACCCGACCGCGACGCCGGACGCCGCCGCCGTGTCCGCCTGGCTCGACCGCGAACTCGCCGACGAATCGCCGTCATGGGTCGTGAGCAACCTCGTCGACGAAATGCTGTTCGACAACGACCGCAAGCAGGACAAGCAGGAGATGGTCCTGCGTGTCGTCCTCGACGCACTCACCAAGCCCGACCCGCAGGCGGTCGTCTGGTACGCGATGGCCGACGCCATGAAGCGGCTCGTGCAACGCGACGCGCGGCGCAAAGCCGCGGCCGCTGCGTGGGTCGAGGAGATGCTGCGCCCGCTCAAGAAGTCGGTCGAGCACTACGATGCGATCGGCACCGACCGCCGCGCGCTGGCAAGGCGGCAGTAATGGACGCCGACGGCCTCGCGCTGATGTTCTGGGTATTCGTCGGGATGGGCGTGGCACTGATCGCCGCCGGCGGGGTGGAGTGGATTCTGTCGCGGCCGGATCGGCGCTGGCTGAAGCGGCTGCACGACCAGGAGCGGGCGCGCATTGCGTGGCAGTCGCGCGTGATTCTGGACCAGTGCTTCTACAAGCAAGAGGACAAGTGATGACCAATCTCGTTCCGTTTCAGGACATGGAGCGGATGGCGCTCGCCATCGCCAAGTCCAATTTGTTCGGCATGAAAACGCCCGAACAGGCGCTCGCGCTGATGTCGATCGCGCAGGCCGAGGGAATGCACCCGGCGACCGCGGCGCGCGACTACCACGTGATCCAGGGCCGTCCGGCGCTCAAGTGCGACGCGATGCTGGCGCGCTTCCAGGCGGCCGGCGGGCGTGTCGAGTGGACGTCGTATACCGACCAGAAGGTGGCGGCGAAGTTCACGCACCCGCAGGGCGGCACGGTGGAGATCGACTGGGACCAGCCGCGCGCGAAGGCGGCCGGGCTGCTGAGCAAGGACAACTGGAAGTCGTACCCGCGGCAGATGCTGCGGGCGCGGGTGATTTCGGAGGGTGTGCGCACGGTGTTTCCCGGCGCGACCGGCGTGATGTACACGGCCGAGGAAGTGCAGGACATGGTCGACGAGACGCCGGCCAGCGGGCCGAAGGACGTGACGCCGGCGCCGATGGCCGCGCCGGTGCTCGACGAGGCAGAGCGCGCCGACCACCTGGCGGCGATCGAGGCCGCGGCGGATCTGTCCGACCTGAAGCGCGCGTATGCGACGGCGTACTCGGCGGCGAAGCAAGCCGGCGACGTGGCGGCGATCAATGATTTCGAGCGGGCGAAGGATGCCGCGAAAGTGCGGCTGACGGAGGCTGCGTAATGCCCCACCTCTACGAAATCGTCGCGCACCGCGCCGAGTTCGAGCGCCTGGCCGAGCAAGGCGACCTCGACCCGCAACTGATCGTCGACACGCTGGAAAGTCTCGACGGCGAGCTCGAGGCGAAGGCGGTCAGCATCGCGCAGTTCACCCGCAACCTGGACTCGACGGCCGCCGCGGTGCGCGAGGCCGGCAAGTCGATGCTCGAGCGGGCCGCGCGGCTGGAGAAACGTGCCGAGTCGATCCGCAATTACATGCTCTACCAGTTCCAGTTCGCGGGCGTGACGAAGATCGAGTGCCCGTGGTTCGTGATCTCGATCCGCAAGAATCCGCCGGCCGTCGTGATCGACGACGAGAAGTCGGTGCCGGAGGACTTCAAGACGGTGCCGGAGCCGCCGGCGCCGCGGCCGGACAAGGTGAAGATCCGCGACGCGCTGAAGGCGGGCGAGGACGTGCCGGGGTGTCGGCTGCTGCAGAGCGAGCGGCTGGAGATCAAGGAATGACCCGCCCCATCGTCGGCCGCCCGCCGAAGCTGCCGCCGAAGACCGTGCAGGCGTTGCTGGTGTGGGCCGCGCTCGGGCGGAACGTGCCGGAGGTGGCGCGCAATCTCGGCGTGTCGCCGACGACGGTGCGCCGGTATCTGTCGGGCGCGCACAAGCGGGAGGTGGCGGCATGAACCGGACATGTGACGTCTGCAGCGAGTCGAAGGCAGACTCGGCGTTCCGCAAATTCGCGCGCGGCCGCCGCAAGACGTGCATGGCGTGCGAGTCAGGATCGAAGGCGAGCGACGGCGCGGTGCCGGCTGGCTGCGGCCTGCAGCCCTCGAAGCCGAGCGGCCACATGGAGGTCGCCCCCGGCCTCGGCGTGCGCGCCAGTATCGAAGCCGGTGCGCTGCACCTCGAGCAGGACCGCCAGGACGGCGACACGATCTACACGCACGAGATCGTCCTGGCGCCGCATGAGGTGCGGCAGCTCGCTGACTGGATCGCGGAGCTGGTCAGGATGTCGGCGTGATCCCCTGGTTCTCCCCCGACTGGCGCGTCCACTACGCCCGGCTGCTCGCGCAGATCAAGGCGCTTGAGGCGCTGGCGAAGGCGGCGGGCAGGAATCTACGGCTATGACGCTTCTGACCGAGCCTATATGAAAATCATATTAAGCATCGTCGTTTCGTTCGTGTTTTTCAGTCTGCTGTACGGGGCGGTGGCTGACGCGATCAGCCGGCTGGCGGCGCTGATTCCAGGGTGAGGTTTCGATCAGCGCAGGAGGGTGAGCGATGAGCGATCCAATCATTCAGTCACGCTGCGCCGACTTGTCGCAAGAGCGGAAGATCGAACGTCTTGAGCGCGAACTGGCCGAAGCTCAAGCCACGCTCCGCGACCACGCAGAAATACAAAATGCTTTGCACGATCAACTTGCCGAGGCGCGGGGGCTGCTGACCTCAATCCGACAGAACTTTCACATGACTAGCGAATGGGCAGACCGCATCGACGCCTTCCTCGCGGAGCCACAGGAGGGTGAGCGATGACACTGCTGGACGCGATCCTGCTGGCGCTGGCGGGGTGGGTGATGTACGAGGCGTGGTACAGGCACCGCCAGTGATCCTGACGTTTGCCAAGCTGCAGCGGATCTCCGGCCTCACCCGGCCGGTGGCCGTGAAGGCGTGGCTGAAGCGCCAGGGCGTGGCCTATCTGCGGGACGCCGAGGGCAGGCCGTTCACGACCCTTGATGCCATCAACCGCCGCTTGTACCGTGAAGAGGATGCCGGATTTGACCTCTCCGACCCCGAAAGGCGTGTACCTGCGAAACGGCAGGTACTATCGCGTCGTCAGGAATCGCTGGATCGCGCTAACCCGTCGTGACGAGGGCATTGCGGCCCTGCACCGCGCGCTGCGCGAGACGCCGATCGAGCGCGACCCCGAGACCGTGGGCGAGCTGCTGGCCCGCTATCTGCCGCAGGCCGAGATCAGCGCGACCACGCGCCGGGAGTACACCCGGATCATCGACTCACGCCTGATGCACCACTTCGGGCGGATGCGGATCGGCGCCGTGCGGCCGAACCTGGTCGCCGCCTACCTCGAGAAGCGCAAGCGCGACGGACACGGCCCGATGGGCAACCGCGAGCGGGCCGTGCTGTCGTCGGCGTTCGAGTTCGCCATGCGCAACAAGTGGGCGGAGTTCAATCCGTGCGTCGGCGTGCGGCGCAACAAAGAGCGCAGGCGGGAGCGGTACGTTACAGACGTGGAGTTCCTGGCGGCCTTCGAGGCTGCACCAGAACCGCTACAGGACGTGCTGGCGTTGGCCCTGCTGACGGGCGCCAGGCAGGGTGATCTGCGCAAGCTGCGCCGCGAGGATCTGCGGCCGGACGGGATTTACATGCTGGAGGGGAAGACCGAGAGCACGACCGGGAAGCGGCGACTGGTCGCCTGGTCGGATGCGTTGCGGTTCTTTGTGAGGCGGGCGCTCGAGCGGCAGGAGCGGATCGCGGCCAGGGAGCCAGACCCGCGGAAGCATCGGCAGCGTCGGACGGTGAGCGAGTACGTCCTGACGAATCGGTTCAACCGGCCCTGGACGATGGGCGGGCTGCAGTCGGCGGTGAAGAGGATGCCGAAGGACTGGCACTTCCACGACATCCGGGCGAAGTCGGCGAGCGACGCCGGCCACAACATCCTCGGCCACGGTGCGCAGATGCTCGGCGTCTACGTCCGCGAGCGGAAGGTCGCGGCGCTCCGATGATCTTAGAAGCGCCTTGGAGGCTTAGAAAGATCGCCTCGTAAGTGGTGGGCCGTGTAGGACTCGAACCTACGACCTACTGATTAAGAGTCTGGTGTTTGAAGGTCGCAAGCGGCTGATTCAACGCGGATTCCCATACCGCCATTCTTAGAAGACGGCCCACTTCCGGCCCGCTGAGGTCGTGTTACGGCGCTGACGGTTTAGCGGCCTTCTTCGCCTCGATCAGCGCCTGCAACCGCGCCCGCGCGAGGTCGTCGGCCGCCACGATGACCGTCCACTCGGCGTCCGTGAGCTGCGTGCGCCCCTCGGCGTTCAGCCTGGCGATCAGCATCGAGATTTCCTGCGTGCGGGCCAGCAGCGCCAGCAGCAGTTCCAGGGCGGCGGTGACGCTCATTTCACACCTCGGGCGTTCAGGTAGGCAACCAGCTGCTGCAGCACGTTCGTGGCGAGCGCCAGGCGGCCCTCGGCCGTGGTGACGTCCCCGGCGCCGGCGGCGAGCCGGGCCGAGTCGAGCAGCACGCGGGACTGGTCGGCCATAGCGAGCACCGCTTCGGCATCCTCGACGGTCAGGCTGCCCGCCTCGAGCGCGTTGGCGGCCGAGTCCAGGACGGCCGTGTGCGAGCTGTAGGCGTAGGCGAGCTGCTGGTCGAAGTTCTTGGCCGGCTGGACACCGATCGGCGCACAGGCGCCCGCCAGCAGCGCCACGGACGGCACCGCGAGCGCGAGCAGGATGCCCAGCATCGACGCCCGGACGAAGCCGGACTGGTTCGGGTTGGCGGTCGGGTGGCTCTGCTCGACCATCGCTTCAGCCTGGCGCTTCATCGCCCGCTCGGTGATCGGCGGATTGGCCCGGTTCGCCCTGGCCCAGGCGGCATAGGCCGTCGCGGCGATCGCGACCACCTGCAGCAGCGCGTCCACGGCGAGCGTGGCGGCCCCGTCGGGCAGCTGCTCGGCGACGCCGGTCCAGACGATCAGCTGCGACACCAGCGCCACGAGCAGCGCCCGCAGCGTGGTGCTCTGATACCAGGGTATTTTGTCCATCAATTCGGTCCTCCGGCGATTGGTCAGACATAGCGGCGCCCGTTATCGGCGAACGCCTCGAGTGCACGGGCCAGATAGCGACGTCGATCGTCGATCCCCGTCAGCCCGCCGTTGATGCGGCGCGTCACGGCCTCAAACTCGCCCCTGTCGGCGAGCTCGTTGAGCCCGCTGCTCTGCCAGAACCAGCAGGCCACCGGGGCGCCCAGGTGGGGCTGCAGCAGGTCGTGCGGATAGCGATCGAGCGGATAGCCGATCGCCTGGCCGGCGCGCGCGTAGTTGCGCCGGCCCGTCAGCTGGATGCAGCCGCGCCCGCGATACCGCCAGCCATCGCCGCTCGCCTCGTTGGAGTTGCCGAGGCGATTTGCATAGACGTGATTGGCCAGCCGCTCGGGGTTGCGGGCGTAGGGGACGGCCGCGGCCCAGCTGCGAAACCGCGACGGCCAGGTGCGCATCAGCGCCTCGACGCTGTAGTTCAGCCGCTCCTCGAACACCGTGAAGCCGGCCGACTCGTGCGCGCACTGCGCGAGGAACATCGCCGCCCGCGGGCCCGCCGTGATGTCGTAGCAAGGCAGGACGCGCGCCAGTTCCTCTGCCCACGCCGCGACCCCCCGCGGCGCAATGGCGAGGATCTGCGCGGCCGAGACGGCCACGCGCTAGCCGTCCGGGATTGCCGCGATGCAGGCGGGGCGCGTCATGTCGCAATCACTAACTGCCCTCCCGGAACAAAAGGAGGATTGTCGTCGTCGCTCGTCAGTACCACGAGTCCGAGCGCTGTGACGCGCGCCGACGGCGCGTTGCTTGAATCATCGTATAGTCCAATGGTGAATGCGCCCCACTGCTCCGTCGCAACCGTGAATGCGTCGGGGTCGAGCGTGGCTGCGGCGAGCGCCCTATCGGCGATTGAAGTCGAAACACTACTGGTGCCGGGGGCCGTCTCAGTCGTCAAGTTGGCAAAATCGGTGGGCGCAGCGCTCGGAACGACTGTTGAGTCGCCAACACGCGCAGCGATCCACAGCACTTCGGGCGTCGGCGAGCCGACCGACAACGCGAGACTAGGCGGATTGCTGTTGGTGCTATTGCCAGAAGCGGTTGCCGCCTGAATACACGCTGCATCCGCAGATACGCGAAACGAAACCCACGACGATTGCTCCACGGCTTCGCTAATGATGCGCAGCGCGTCCGCGCCTCCACCCTCGGCGATTTTCGTCAACACCATTCCGCGATAGGTGGACAAGTCGCTGCGCTGAGTTACGAGCCGCCAGTTATTACCCGAATACCATTTATCCAGAAACGCATAGTCGCCACCGTCAACGCCAAACATCACCACTAATCGCTCGCCCGCCACGATGTCGTCGGGCAGCGTGACGACGTGAAAGCAGGAGTTCGTCGTTCCGCTGTTGCCGGTCTTGCGCGTGCCATTGATCGTTGGGGCTGCCATATCAAAGGCTCTCCAGCCCGAGCGACAACGCATTTATCACGTTGCGCGTCCACGGCGTTTCAGGCGACCCGCTGACAAAGTCAGCGTCGTATTGCGCAATGCGCTCAATGTAGGCTCCGCTCGCCACGAACTGCGGCAATGGAAAATCCGTCGCTGCATAGCGCAGGAACGCGCGGTATGGCCCTTCGGCAACGTCGTGAAGCACGCTAACCGCCGCGACGCGCACGCCGAAAATGCTTGTCGGATAATGCGGAAGGTTCGGCATTGCATAGCAGTCCATTTGGCCCGCAGCAGTCGAGCGGACGTATGTCGTGTCGGCGTCGTTTTGCTGCTCGTCTACCAGTGCGTAGTTATTGGTGGAGTTGCCATCGCTGCCTGTCCACTCGGATGCGTCCTCGTCGCTAACCGGCGCGAGCGTGACGACGCGACACGGGCCGAGGAAATCGTTGTTCTCGGTGCCCGTATCGTCGCAGATATAAACATCGTCAAAGGTCGCCGTCTGCGGATACCACGCGACGTTCGTGCCGAGCGTCACCACGTTGCACTCCGCGACGGTGCCCCCAAGCGTGTCAACGCCAGTCGCGGCGCTGTCCGTCACGCCATCGACGCGTACCTCAAACGAACCGCTGGCAGAAATCTCAACCTTGACCTCGATGTAATACCAAGTGTCGTTCGCCAGCGTGACGTTCCCGGCAGTCGGCGATCCGTAGGGAGTGCCCGCTGCGTCTGCCATCCCGAGCTTACCGTCTGGATATATCAGCAGCGAGCAATGTAGCTGCGCTGGCGAGTGCAGGAAGCGCACGACTCTGCTGGCTGCGCTGTCGGGCGCGCTGATTTTGAACCCAAATCCACAGATTACGGTCGTGCTAGGCGGGATGATTTTGCGCAGCCCGGCTTCAGTGCCCGACGAGCCGCCATTGAACTGCAGCGCCTTGCCGATCCCGTCGCGCCCGGTGACTGACGAACTGTTGTAATAAATTTCGGAACAGTCCCACGGCGATGCACTGTAGCCAGAACTAAGCGTGGTGTCATAGCCTTCGCCCGACACTGTTTTCGAAAGTTCGAAGCCATCAAAGAAAAGCAGCATGGCGCGTTACCTCGTGCCAGCGAGTCCGAACCCGATGTCTGCGAGCGTCGCGTCGGGCGAAGCCGGAGCGACCACCGTCAACACGTCGCCCGCACTGAAGGTCGTCTCACTCGCCATTGTGAAGCTCGCCACGTTGTTTGGAGAGCCGGTATTGAAAACCATCGTGCCAACTTGACTGCCGTTCTTTCGGATCGAAAACGTCGCCGTAGCAGTTGCGCCGGTGTCCGCCGTGCCGCACGAGCCGATAAGCCCTGCGGGAAAAACAACTGCACGCGGGAACGGGTAGCGCATCAGCACTGCACTCGCGGTCGGCGAGCCGGGATACGATGCGCCCACGTCATACGGGTCGGCTCCTCCCGACGGGGATGCGCTCAGTCCGAGGCGATACAGTCCGTTGGCGCTGCCGTCCGTGTGGAACACCGCCGATTGTCCCGCCGTCACGTCAATGCTCGTCGAACCGCACTCGACGCTGACCGTGCCGGTGCCCTCGTTGACGACGCCGAACGGACGCGCTATCGCAGGCACCGTGAGCGTGCGCGCGACCGAATGACCCGTGCAGACGAACGTAAACGCTTCGCGGAACTCGGCATCCGTCAGCGTCTCATCGGCAGAAGTCAGGTCAACAGCAAGCGTCGCAGTCAACGCGAGGTCGAGATAGTCGTCCGCATCGTTGCTGGTCTGATATTTCTGCGCTTGATTCGCTGCGATCTGCGGAAGGTTGAGATTTCCCATCGTTGCTCCGTTATGCGCGCCCCGGCACGTCGCACGTTATCACTTCGCCGAACCCGCGCCCGACTTGCGCGCTGAGTTGATACACGCAGAAGGTAAGCGAGTCGGGCATCCCGCCGAAATCGCTGCTCATTTGCGCGGCTGTATAGGTGACGGCAGTCGTGCCGCCCGCGCTTAAGGTTCGCACGACCGCCGTGCCGCCCGCGTTATAGATGTCCACCTCATAGCGCTCGCTGTCCTCTGCCAGCGGCACGTCCTCGCCGCCGTCTAGCCACTCGCCATTGATGCGCGTGCGCCGCACCCACGACAGCACGAGGTCGCTGCCACTGACAACAATTTCCTGCTGGCACGGTGCGTATGGCATCAAGTCGCGCCCGTTTGCCTGCAGCGCAGTGCCGGTGCCCGAGTCCACCATTCCGCCAATCGTCACTGCGCGGTAGTAACGATCCGAGCCAAGCTGAGACAGCGGCACCGTGACCGTAGCGACCGAGGCAATCGTTGGCACGATGAACAGGTCGGCATTGCTATGCCCGCCCATCATCGTGTCCGTGCCGCGTCGCCCACGCAGCAAGTGCGACAGCCGAAACTGCTGCGCGCCAATTTGCTCCACGTCGCGGTACTGGATGACCTCCACGTCGCCGGTCAACTGATTGATGAGCAGCGCGGGATTGGCACCGTTCAGCAGTTGCAGATCGGTCACGGATTCAAGCGTCGCGGCTCCACGCGCAAGGCTGACCGTCAACGTGTTGTCCCTATCCGTCAACCACGCGCTGACAGGTGCTTCCAGCACGGTCGTCGCGCGCCCCCACGTTGGCGCAGCAGACACAATCGCGCCTTCCACCCACGAGTTTGCATCCGACGAAACATAGATGACTGCGCCCTGCCAGTAACCGATGGTCAGCCCCGGCGATGCGGCAACGTAGAGCTTGGAGGACGTGCGCCCCGTATCGTCAGTGTCCAGCAGCAGCGGCGCGTCGATCAGCAGCAGTTGCGAGGGCGCAGACTGCGGCACGAGCAGGTTCTGTGCATAGCCGCCACCGACGCCAACCTCTGCCTGCGTCACGGACTGCTGCGAATAGATTGCGGCATCCTCGGTTATCAATCGCGCTTCGATAGACAGGTCTGCGCCGAGGTCTGCCTGCACGATGCGCGCTTCCCATACCGTGCCGTCATTCATGTTGACGTTGACCACGTCCAGCGGGTCGTAGCGCAGGAACGTCCACGGCAGCTTGACCGTCAGCGACGTGCGCCCGATCCATGCCTCGTACAGCAGCCACTCGCAACGCTGTTTGACCTCAACGGCACGGAACACCACCGGCACGTCATGCGCGACATGGCGATCCGACTCCATCGCACGCACGGGCGCAGACGGGCGGGCGGCATACTGCGCGCCGCTTTCGTAGTCGCGGTCCTTTTCGTAATAGCGCACCGTCACGCGCTGCGGCAGTTCCTTGTCGGGCGTGCGCTGCTCAATCAGCACCGCGCCCGTCTCGTCATTCAGCACCGCCAGCGCGTCCTGCGTGATCGTCACAATGGACGCCGCTCCGCGCTTCGGAAACTTGAGTGACCAATCAGACTCGACGCCATCGAACTGATACGCGATTGCCAGCGGCTCAATCGCAGCGCGGGCCGACATGACTTGATCAACGTGATAGCCAAGCACGAGGTCGGTCAACTGGCTCACGTCCAAGTCGTCGGCGTCGTAGCCTGCTCGCAGGCACTCGTTCTGCACGATTTCCCACAGGTACACGCCATCGCCACTCTTGCGGTTGAGCAGCACGATATACGGCTCGGGACCAGCGCCTCCGGTGAGGATCGCATCGCGCTGCGAATCGTAGAGTGCAGATGCGTCCCACGAAATAACGCCATAATCCACAACACTCTGCAGCCACAGTTCATGCTGGATGATTTCGCCATTGATGGTGTCGATGTATGTGACACTGGCTGCATCAATCGGCCCCGGCACGTCTGCCGACGATGACGTATAGGCGAACACACCATTATTGATTCGCGCCTCGCCCCAATGAGTTGAGGTCACTGGATACTCGGGCACATTGACCGCCCACAGGATCGCGCCCGTATAGGGGTCGAGCTTAACGAGGAAATCATAATTGGGATCGCTCGTGCGCGATCCCGTGACGGTCAGGAATACCATCGGCTCGCCCTTGGTGCGCTCTCCTATCGGCGAACCGGGAATCAGCACTTGCGTGCCGTCGAACACGACGCCGCGCACGGTTTCGAACCGAGTCGGCATGAATTGCGGCGAGCCGGGAATATATGGAGCCAAGTCCTGCGGATAGACAGTGAAAGTGAGCCACTGATCGCTGTCCGGTTCCGGCATCAGCGGCGAGCCGCCATACATGAACTGCTGCTGCCCGTTGCTCAGTCGCACGCGATGCAAATAGAACGGGCGAGAATCTGCCGTGGGATGCGGGCTTCCAAGCGTCAACGGGCCGTCGAGCAGCCATGCCTCGCAAATATCCGCATCGTGATAGCCACGAGCGATGCGAGCGTTTCCGTTGCCGCCATAGCCTTGATACACGGCATCGACAGTGCCGACCCAATCGCCAGTGGCGCCCGCATAGATAACGAAATCGCCAGCATAAAACGGCGCAGTAATGAGGAAGCGAGACGGTATCGTATATGGCGTTGGATCGGTGCCAATCTCAAGCATGACTGTTGGAAAATACCGATGCAGATTGGTCGAGCCGGATCGCGCTTTGGTCCATATCAGCGATTGCGTCAGCGGGTCGATTTTCCAGATGTACCACCGATCTGCGACAAAGTCGGCAAGCGTTTCGCCAAACTGCGAAGCATAAATGTACCCGTCGAGTCCAAGGTGAAACGCATATAGAACATGCTGGATGTCGAAGCCTGCGCCTTCGTCTCGATACGGCGTGCCGGTCGTTGCGTCCTTGATATAGAACTCGCCAACCTGTCGATTAGTGGCGATGTCGAACACAGAAAACATCACCGCACCGTCAGGTGATGTCCACGTCGCGTATAGACCCGATTCGAACGAGGCGGAAATTTCATTAAACTGATCGACCATCTGCGACTCTGGCAGATATGTCGGCAGGATGATCGGCAGCACGGGATTCGCTTTCCACGCCACCTCAAACGAGAGCAGCGGGATGCGATTGCCGAAGTCCGTCAGGATGCAGTCATCGAATACGACGTAAGCCAGCCCGCGATGCGGCACCGTGTTGCCCACGCCCTGATCGGCTTCCATTGCGGGGTCGGGCAGCTGATCCTCCGTGCCGTTATAAACGCGGATGCGCCAGCCTTCCTTGATCGTGCCGGTGACGGGTGTGTCGGCTTCCAGAATGTCCTGGTATTCGGGATACGCCTCCGCGATGTCCTCGCGGTCGGCCGTCTGCGACGAGCCGAGCGGCAAGCCGCCCCGGTCGTACACGAGCTTGGAATCCGCCCAGATGCGCAGCACGGCATCAATCGGCCCCTCGCCGACTGCGACTGCGAGCGTGCCGTAGTAGGTGTAGGTGTGGATTCGCTGACCGCGCCCACCCTTGCCGCCGACCGTCTCTGTCTGCCGTTCCTCGCGGATCGGCAGTGCCCAGATGACGTTGCCGCCGACGCGAGTCGTGCCGTAGCCGTGGACGATGGATTGCCCGTAAGTGCTGGTCGAGAGCTTCGCTTCATCGACTCGCGGCCCTTCGATGGGCGGCGGGCGCGGCGTGAGTGCGCGCACGACGAGCGTCGCCCCGACATAGAACGCGAGGTTCCACGCGAACGCTGCCCACGAAAAGCCGAGTACCGCCATCAGCCGATGCCCTTGTATTCAAACGCAGCGACGACGCGCTGCAGCCAGTGGATCGTCAGACGTTCCTCCACGACCTTGCGACGCAGCGCGAACGCATGGATCAGCGTCAATCCGTGCGGCCCGTCTGCGACGATGCCGCTGTGGCACGGGTACTTGTCCTCGCGGAACGCCAGCACGCAGCCGGGATGCAGCGCGGCGACCGGAATCTCGCGCCCGTACTGCCGAAAATACTGGATGAACCCATCGGGTGCCGCATTGCGCTGATAGGCCAGCGTGTCGAACGTCAGCAACCCTAGCTCCTTGCCGACGCACACGACCAGCCCGACGCAATCCAGCCCGTTGTCGGGGCTGCGCCCTTGATGCCGCCAGCGCGTGCCAACCATGCGGCGCGCAGCCGCGACGATGTCGGCGTCACTTGACATCCGGGTACACCATGATCGCGTCGAGTCCGGGGACGTATGGCTCGCCGCGAAAATTCAGAATGTTGTCGAAGCGCGCCTTGCACGTCGCCACGGTCTTGTCGCAGCCGGGGCGCATCGTGCCCGTGTCGCCTACCTCGGGCGGGTAGCCGATTGGAAGGAACAACGTGACCTGGGCGATGCCTGCCTCCTCGGGCGAGCCGACGCCCCACGCGGCAATCTCCATCGACCGCCCCGCGTTCGGCCCGCTCGTGAACGTGAAAATACCGCCGACGTAGTAGGCGGGGTCCGTGCTGCTCGCGCCCGTCACGATGAACCGGCGACGATCCACGACGCTGTCGATCATCACGCTTTCCGTCAGCGCGGCGATGTCCACGCCGCAGCGGGAATCACCCAGCTCGGCGCGACACTCCGGCCCGTATATCTGCCCGTTGGCGGCTTGCGCCAGTTCCGCGAAGCCGCGCAGCTCGGTCTTGAACAGCCCCTCTGGCGTGGCGATGCACTCGCCGAGCCAGCCGCGCCTGAGCTTCACCTCGCCGAGCGACAGGTCGGCGTAGTTCACGGCACTGACGTACACCTCGGCACCGTCGAACAGCCCTGCGCGCAGCTCCTCCACCGTGATGCTGTCGTCGTCGAAGAACGCCATGACCTCCATGTCGTCGACGTTCAGCCCGGCCTGGTTGCTGACGGCCGACTTGTTGAATCCGCCGCTGGCGCGGTAGGTATTCTGCGGCGAGCCTGCCGGGAACAGGATGTCCTGGTCGTGCGTTGTGAAATAGAACTCGACGCCGTCCTGGCGGACGATCTTCCACAGCAGCGCGATGGTCGTCACCTCGAGCCCGAGGTGAGCGTTCATGCCGCTGGTCGTGGTCTTCACTCGCGGAGCTCCACGATCTGGATCGACGGGATGTGCAGCACGTCGTCGATCGTCGCGACGTCGGTGATGATCACCTGGTCGATGTCGAGCTCGTCGGTGTCGAACCGCACCGGGACGTCGAACTCGCCATAGGCGTACACGGTCGCGCCGTTCGCGGGCGGCGTCGTGAACGTAATCATGCCCGTGGAGTAGTTGACGCTATAGGCTCGCGTCGGGCTTTCGTTGGTCGTGACGACCACGCTCGAGGCGACCGGCCGCGTGATCTTGCGGGCGTAGTAATACGCGCCGCTCGTGTAGCGCTTCACCAGCGGAAACTGCACCGCGCTGCCCGTGCCAGTGCCCACCACGAGCGGCGCCGCCGGCGTGCCGATCTGGTAATCCGACCAGTCCCGAAAGCGGAAGCCGTGCGCGCGGCCCTCGCGGGCGTAGAAGAAGTCGATCACGGCGGCCATGTCCGCCTTGGTCTTCACGCCGCTCGAGATATCCCACGCGCCGCGCACCCTCGACCACTCGATGTTGCGCTTTTCATACCCGGAGCCGAGCGCGATGACCGTCGTCTTGAACCGCGGTCCGCCCCGCGCCCCGAGCTCGATGCACAGCGGAAAGCGAACGTCGTGGAATGCCATCAATTCTTCCTCGCGCTGGCCCTGGACAGCGCCGAGGACATGCGCGCCTGGATCTGCGTCTCGGTGCGGCGGAACGAGTCGGCGTCGGGCGTCTGGATGTTCATGGTGATCTGGATCGGCCGCTGGTTCCTGCCATTGCCGTCGATCGGCTCGATGGTGGCGCCCCTGGGCCCGGCGAACGCCAGCTCGGGCCCGCGCTCGCCGACGATCCCCCAGCTGTTGGGCTTCATGTAACCGCCGTCGGCAAATTTCGGCAGCACGCCCACCAGGCCGCCGAGCCAGCCGCCCAGCCCTTTCGCGCCCGATGTCAATGCGCCGAAGATCTGCGCCGCCAGCGCCTCGGCCGCCATCCGCTTCAGCGCCTGCGCCCACTGCAGGACCATGCCGTCGACGCCGTCCTCAAACGAATTAAACAGCGCGTCCGCCATGATGTCCTGCATGTTGCGCATCGCCTGATCCCAGAACACCGTCAGCTTTTCCGACGTGTCCTCGGCGACGTTGACCTGATCGGCAAGCGCCAGGCTGACTTTCCTGATGGCGGCTTCCATCTGCTCATACGTCAACAGGCCCTTGTCGTGCAGGATGTAGTAGCTATCGATCGCGTCGCTCGCGAGGTCGTACTCGGTCTTCAGCCCCTCGATGACGCTGGCGGCCTGGTCCTCGAGCTCGGCCCGTTCCCGCGCGGCCTGCGCCGCCGCCTTCTCCTGTGCCTCGAGCTCGACGAGCTGCGTGGTCAGCGCGAGCAGCTGCGCCTTGTACGGCTCGGCCGCCGCCCCCGCGGTCTCGAAGGTCTTCGCGAGGTCGCCCTGGGTGATTCGGTAGGCAAGCGCCGCCGCCTCGCCCTGGTCGAACGTGGCGACCTGCTGCTCGAGCGCATCGACCATCTTCTGGATCGACTCGAGCGCCTCGTCGGTTGCCGACTTGACCTCACGGACTGCGCTCGCGGTGCGGCGAGCGGCCTCGCTGCTGCCTGCCGCGAAGCCAGGCGCCTGGCCGGTTGGCTGGCTCGGCTGGCGGTTGTGCCCGCCCGGGGCGATGCGACGCGCCTGGCCTGCCTGGTCGAGCGCCTGCATCTCTCGGGCGAGATCGAATGGGCTGGTGCCGAGGCCGTTCTTGCGGAACGCTTTGCCAACCGCCTCCCATGCCTGCGCCAGCGTCAGAACGCGCGGCGTCGTGCTCAGGGCGTTTTGCATCGCGTTGAATACGGTCACGAGCGACGGCGTGACGGCGACGGTCAGCGTGCGGACCAATCCCTCCCAGCTGGCGTTCAGCCGCTTGAGCGCATCGTCAGCCGCCGCGAGCTGCTTGACCTGGTCCTCGGACAGCGAGGCGCCCAGCCGGACGGCCTCCTCGCGGGCCTTGCGTATGCCCGCGGCGCCCTGCTCGAACATCGGCAGCAGGTCGGCGCCGGCCTTGCCAAATAGCTCTGTCGCGGCGCGGGCCCGGTCGGCGGGGTCGGTGAGCTGCGAGATGCGGTCGGCGATCAGCTCGAACTGCCGATCTGGCGCGAGCTGACGCAGGGATGCGAACTCGATGCCGAGCGCCGCGAATGTTTCCTGCGCGGCCTTACCCCCAGAGCCGGCCTGGGAGATCGAGACCTGCATCTTCTTGAAGGCGGTCGATAGCGACGACAGCTCGATGTCGCTCATCTTGGCGGCATAGGCGAGCTCGCTGAACGCCTGGGCGCCGACGCCGGTCTTCGCGGAGGCTTTGTTGATCTCGTCGCCGTACTGGATCGCCTTCTGCGCGGCACTCGCCAGGCCGCGGGTGATCGCGACGAACGAAATGCCGAGCCCGATGGCGCCAAGTGCGCGATTGAACGTCTGGAAGGAGCGGTTGATCCGCTTGAGGGAAGAGTTGGTGTTTTTCTCGAAACGACCGAGGCGCGCGTTGGCCTGGTCGAGCTTCTTTTCGTACTCGGCGGTCTGCGCCGAGAGCTTCACGACGAGCCGCGCGAGGTCTGTCACGGTTTCTGGTCCTTCGGTTTAGCGGCGCGGCGGAAGAACGACACGATATTCGCCACCTTCGCCTGGTCCGCCGCCGGGCGATCGGTCAGCATGAAGTCGGCGTGGCTGAACGCCCGCGTGCCCCTCGAGCGGTGCACGTTGGCGATCACGGAGGCGACCAAACCGGCGTGGAGGTTGTCGCGCCACGCGCCCCACGGCTCGACCTGCCAGTAGGCGATCCAGTCGTCGAGCTCGCGCGCCGACAGGCCGTGCTCGATCTGCGCGACCGAACAACCGAGCCCCAGAGCGAGGCGGTGCAGAAACCTGCGCTCGGGGCTCAGTCGTTTTTTTCGTCGACCTCCACGCCCAGCCCGTTGAGGGCCAGTATTGCCGAGAGCAACTGGTCGACGACCGCCACCGGGTATTCGGCCAGGTCCTCCGCGTTGATCGCGGGCGAGACGACACAGCTGGCGATCATGTGGAACAGCGCCGCCTCCGGGTCCTCGGCCTTGCGCCGGCCGAACTCGGAACGCTGCGCCGGCGTCCACTCGCGGATCGTGAGCGACTGGCCGCGGACCTCTATGACCTTCTCGGTCAGCGGAAAGAGGCTCACGGGTGCGTAATCACGCCGCTGATCTTGAACGTGAACAGCACACGGTTGGGGTCACTGAGCGACGGCTGCAGCTCCCAGCCGATGCACGCGCACCGGAAGGCGTAGATTTCGGTCGGGCTGCCGTTCTCGAATCGCACCTGGAAGTTGCGCGACGCTTTGTTGTCGACGTCGTCCATCATGGCGCCTCGGATCTCGTCGCTCATCTCGTAGTTCGTGGTGAGCGTGAACTCCTGACCGTCCGACAGGCCCGGGATGTACTCCTCGGCACCGCCCGAGCAGGTGTCAGTCGCCCGCACCAGGGCATTCTGCGCGCCGAACCCGCCCAGGTCGGTGACGTTGCAGATTTTCGTGAAACCTTCCGGCGAAGCGCCGTCGCCCCGATAGAAAAACCACTCGCCGACAAATGCTTGAGTCGTCATCGCACTGCACCTCAGATTGCATGCCAGATGGAATAGGTCCGCGAGACCCGATACAGGCCCGGCTCGACATCTAGCAAGTCGAGCGCGTTGCCTTCGAGGTTCACCCTCGAAACGTGCACCGAGCCCATGAGCCCGGTGTGATTGACCAGCGCGGCCCGCACCGCATCGGCGAGCGCCGCGGCGTCGCCATAATTACGGGCATACGCATCAATGCGCACCGACGTGCCCGCGTAGTCGGGCGCGCCGCAGGTGTCGATCGGCTGGTCGCCGCCGACGCGCTGGTAAACGAGGCACGGCAGCTTGCTCGCCTCGTTGTAGACGTGCTGCGGGATCGCGAGCGGATAGATCCGCGTGCCCGCCAGTGCGGCGACCGAAGCATCGGCCGCGAGATGGGCGTAGAGCGCTTCCTGGATCATGCCCGGGCTGCCGCAGCGGCCCGGCGGCGGGCGATCCGCTCGATCCGGGTGCGCATTTCAGAGGCGATCTTTTGCACGGCGGCGTCCTTGTTCGACTCGAACGCGGGTGTCAGCCAGGGCGTGGCCGGGTACTTCGAAGTGCCGAGCTCGATGAACTGCAGCGCGTAGTAGGCCTCGGGCGCCACGCCGACCATCGCGGTCGCAACGGTCTTATCCTTGCCGACCCATGTCTTGAGCCGCAGGCTCTGCTGCGCGAAGCCGGGCTCGACGGTGCGGCCCTTGTAGGTCTTGTGCGCCTTGCTGCCGATCGGCACCGTGGCGAGCGCCTGGCGATAGGTCGGCAGCATGGCCTCCATGACGGCGGCCTTCAGCACGCGACCCGAAGTCGCCTTGCCGAGCTCGGCCAGCTGCTTCGACAGCTCGCGGGTGCCTTCAAGAGCCATCGTAGGCAAACCCCTCGGCGCCGCGCTGCCTGCACATCAGGTGGACCTCGCGGTCGCGTTCCTGCCAGTTGATGACGGACAGCACGTCGTAGTAGTGCACCAGCCCGGGCGAGCCCGGCTCGGAGACGAACACGACGCGCAGCTTCTCGTTCAGGCCCGGGCGGTAGCGCAGCCGGATCCGGGTATTGACCTCGGAGGACACCTGCGCGGCGGCGAAGTACTCGCGGCCGGCGATCGGCTCGACGCTGGCCCACACTTCGGCGACGTCCGCCCACGACCAGGTGACCTCGCCCGTGAGCTCCGTCGTCTCGACGCGGCGCTGCAGCGTGATGCGGTGCCTAAGCCTGCCTGCGCGCACGGTCGGCCTCCTGGCGCAGCTTTTCCTCGGCCATGCGCCGCTCGAGGTCCTCGAGGCGCCGGCGCACGGGTCCGGGCATCACCTTGCGGGCGGCCGCGCAGGGCTTGCAGGGCTCGCGCTTCATACGCCGAGGCAGGCCCGGTACGGGAACAGCAGCCGCTCGACGGCCGGGTTCGGCTTGATCTCGAAGTCGACCTGCGCCTCGCGGTTCTCGTAGAGGTCGGCGACGATCATCAGCACGGCGATGCGGATCGGCGCCGGGCGGTCGTTCGGGCTGCCGAGCAGGCCCTCTTCGGTCAGGTTCAGGAAGTTGAGGACGTGCGCCTCCGCCGCCTCGATGTACGCCTCGAGCAGCGTGTCGTCGGTGTCGATCTCGACCCGGCAGTGCTCCTTGGCTTCGATCAGGTCGGTGAATATCACGCGGCGCGCTCCTTCATTCGGTGCTGCTCGGCCCACCACAGGTCCGAGTGCTCGGCCTGCTCGTAGCCGGCCATGAAAGGCATTCCGAGTGTGTAGTGAGCGAGCTGGACGCCGGCCGGGCGCGGCTGGACGCCGACCAGCCAGTTCCAGGTGTTCGGCAGCTCGCCGATCTCGGCGTCCGCCAGCCAGCAGAACTGGTGCAGATCACGGCCCGGTACGTCGTTGACCATGCGCAGCGTCAGGCTGCGGTTCGACGGGTGATCGCAGTTGAACAGCATCACGCTCGACCAGTTCTTGCGCCGGTAGCGGGTCTGCTCGCAGCCATCCATCTTCACGCCCTCATCGCCGGCGTGTTCGTGCTTGACGCACATGACCGCGTACTGCGGGTCGGCGAGCGCGAAGAGCCGCGCCACGTCGCCCAGGAACAGCATGTCGCAGTCGATAAACAGCGCCCAGCCGGTCTGCGCGAGGATCGGCGTCAGGAACCGGGTGTTCGAGAACTCCGTCGAGCACGGCGCGTCCGAGAGCACGTCCCACAGCGAATTGCGGTGGATCCGGTAGGGCCGCTGAGACAGCCCGCAGGCCTTGAGCTTGTCGAGCACCAGCGGGGTGACCGTGGTCGGCCGCGTGGCATGGCGGCGCATCGAGAACTCGGCGACCTTGTAGGCCGCGTCCTCGCGGGCGTCGTAGCCGATGTAGACCTTCACGGCCACACCATGAAGTAGTCGCCGCCGATGCAGTCCGCGGCCTTCATGCCGAGGCCCTGCAGATAGCCGAGCGCGCCGTCGCGCTTCAGGCCCATCCGCGCGTCCTCGCCCTTCTGTTCGACAACCATCACCGGGCGGCAGCGCAGCAGGGTTTTCTCCGCACCCTTGACGACCGAGGCCTCGAGGCCCTCGACGTCGATCTTGATCAAGTCCACGTCCACGAACCCGAAGTGGTCCAGCGTGGTCATCGGCACATCGCCCGCCCCGCTCACCTGTGTGTGACCACTGTGGCCTTCGTAGACCTTGAGCCCAACGGTCGTCTCTGCCTTGCCGAGCGCCACGCGGCGCAGCAGTGCGTTCTCGGCCGTTACGTTCCAGCGCCACAGGTCCGCCACGATCGGATTCGGCTCGAAGGCGAACACGAACTGGAAGTGCTTGACGAGCTGCATCGACCACAGGCCGACGTGCGCGCCGATGTCGACCGCCCGCCGGCGCCGATCGGCCGGCACGAACTGCAGCGCCCGCTCGAGCTTGCGGTACTGGTAGGTGAGCTGGCCGTCGACCTCGCGGCGGGTCGTGTCGTGCACCAGCATCTCGACCAGGTGCTTCTCGTTCGAGGGCAGCCAGACGCCGCCTACGAGCCGGGCGTTCGCAGGACCGACGCCAGCGCCGTCCGAACGACGTCCGGCGTGATCCGTGACCACGCCCGATCGCACGCTGGGTGCTTCACTCTCCATCCCACTGCCTCCGGGTCATCCACCGCCAGATTGACGTGCAGGTCATAGCCGGTATTGGCCGGGCGGATCATTCCGCCGAACAGCACCACGACCCGTCTGCCGAGCGCCGCCGCCGCATGGTGCAGCGCCCCCTCGGGGAAAACCGCGCCCTCACAGCCGGCGATCAGCCGGCAGGCGTCGGTGAAATCGCGCGTCTCGATCGGCTCCACGCCGTCGAGCCACACCGTGCCGACGTTGCCCGGCTGTGCCCAGGGCACCTCCGGGTAGGCGTACACGAGCTCCTGCCAGCGGCCCCACTGCTTGTTCGGGCTGGCCGTGCGCTTGATGTGGGGCTCGACGAGCACTCGCCCGGCCGCGCGCGGGTCCGGCTCGATGGGCGCCAACCGGGCCGCCCGGCAGCGCCAGGAGGTAAACGCCCACCGCAGCTTGTTGCTGCGCCGGTAGTCGACATACGGCCGGCAGTTCGGTCCGTTGACGATGGCGGGGAAGTCGCCCCGCTCATCCGGTCGGACGATATTCGACCCCGCCCACAGCGGGTGCCAGCGTCGCTCGCCCCGGTGATTGAGCACCTGCACTCGGTGCGGGTGCTTCTGCGCCTGCCCCAGCGCCATCAGTTCGTCGCCGAGTCCGATCTGCGTTCTCCTTCAGGCGCGCCCAGGCCTCGCCAGAGCTCATTTCCCGCGGGGTCCACTGGTGGCCCGCAATCCGGGCGAACAGCTCGCGGCGCGCCTCCAGCGACGGACGGTAAGGGTTCTCGATGTGGCTGAACGCCGTCCCGAGCCGCGCGGCACAAAACGACCTCTCCGTCACGATCACCGGCAGGCCGTAGGCCAGCGCGTCCAGCGCCACCGCGCTCGAGTGGGTGACGACGATCCAGGCATTCTGCAGGTCCTGCTCGAGCGACACCTGGCGACGGTAGCGACCCATCGGCTTGAACCGCAGCCGCAGGTTGCGCGAACTGTGCTTGCGAACCTGGTTGCGCACATGGTCCAAATACTGGCGCATCGACAGCGTGGACCAGCGCGCGTAGAACTCCTGCGACTGCACCGCGACCAGCACATGGCGGCCGCCGCGGTACTCGGGCCGGATCTGCACGCCCAGCCGGTCGAAGCGCGCGTAATCGGGCTCGCCGGTGC